CGTTCCGTCTGCCACAAAGGACGCTGAGTGAACTTCCCGTCAGCACCCTGAACTTGCATCATTTCTTTCATAACAGGATCATCCATTCCTATATCTGTACGACCCAACATTTTCTGCGCAACACTTCGATACGGTGAAGCAAGCTGATAAATATCCATCCCAGCGTTAATCTGGTCAGCCCACGCCGGATATGCACCAACCATGTACGTTTGACGCAAATTTGATTTAACTTGATCAAGTGTTTGTTCACCAAAAGCCACGCTAGAAAGCATCTGATCAGCATCCTGCTGACTAATAGTGAAACCGTTCTGCTTCGACCATTCACTCAAATCAGCGGCAGCCTGACCAATCGTTCCCTTAAAACCAGTGTTATCGGCGGAAGCGCCAAGTTGCGAATCAACTTGCCCGCGAAGCAAATCCCTGATCTGGTTAGTGTTGAAACCTTTACGCCACGACTCGTCAACAACACTAGCCAAAACATCATCGGCAACCTGGACACCTAAGTCACCCAGAATCTGATCAACTTGAGACTGAACTTCACTCTTTTGGGAAGCAACCTCACCAACGAGAGTGTCATCAGCAACCTGAACAACAGCACCCTGCTCCGAAGTTGAAAGACCAGCGAACTGCTCATTGTCCGATAAAGCGTTTTCCCAAAAATCTTCAGCATCTTCAACGGAAGAAAACTTCTTGTTATCAAACTTGCGTTCGAACTCTTTAGCCGCCTTCAACAGTTCAGGATTGTCAGCAGCGATCTTGTATGCAGCATAAATCTGTTTCTTTATATCCCGCTTCTGCCGCTTCTTCTCAGCCTCACTCAACTCTTTATCTTCCTTCACAGCGACGCCTTCCTTGACTGCTCTTCAATGTAACGCTGCGTGTACCTCAAAGCACCCTCACCCATCTGAAAATCCTTAAACTCAGGATTCTCAACAAGAACCTCCCGCATTGCTTCGTTGCGAGCCTCAGTAGTAACACCACCAGAAGTACGTGAAGTATCACCGCTACGCGTAGTCACAGTCGGGTTAGCTTGCTCCTCTTTACGAACCCTGGACAGCAGCCTGGCGAACTCTTTATCGTCAATACGCCGACCAATCATTTCTTCAGACAAATTGTTTGCTAGCAAACGAACATCATCCTCGTTCGCTTCACTAAACGAACGAGTAGTGCCACCGCCACCGCCACCACCAGACCCGGCACTTGGACGGTACGCCCTGCGACCCGACTCAAGCAAATCGTACGGTGAAACACCCTGCCTCTTAGCAATATCAATCAGGTCATTCCACGCAGTATTGCGCGTGCTATACGCACTAAAAGTTTGACCAAAAAAACCTTCAAGACCTTTATCGAAACTGTTTAAGCCACCATCAACAAGTAGATCGTTTTGGTACTGTTCAGTCTCAAAACGAGACTCAGTAGCACTCGGACGTTCCATACGGTCAGCGGTAACCATCGGGGAACCAGGCATACGATCGTCACGTTTCAAAACCCTGTCATACGGCTTAGTCACCGTCTGGGTACCGGTACCTTCACTGTTCGTTGTTACCGTTGTGGTGGTTTCCCCATCGGGACCATCATTACGCCTCTCAATAACATCCTTACTAGAAGGGGCGCTACTACTGTCAGGAAGCCTGTTGGTGGTGACAGCGGAAGGGTCAGGATCCGAATCAGTCACTACAGGGGAAGACGACTTCTTCTTCGTGGGCTGCTCAGCCGACTTAGACCATTGACCGTTCGACTTCCTGAACTCACAATAAAGATTACCGTTACCATCCATCGCCACTTGCTGACCAGACGGGCACTCAAAATCATCAGGATTCATAATTTAACCTCACTTATCCCCACATGGTTGAATCACGGAAATGCTTCACTTGAGCATTCCCTAACTGGAGAGCATCAAGTTTCGCGGTTCGCTCAGCTTTAATGTCTTTACGCGCCCGGTCATAGTTAGACCCCGCATACACTTTCAGTTCCATAAGTGACTCGTCCCAAATAGTGATAGCTTCCTCCATCAAAGCCTCGGTGGAACCCGCAGGGAAAACATCCAAACCTTCGTTGTCTTTCTTCCACGCCAACATTTTCTTTACAGCAATATAGGATTCGTTTGCGTCATCACGATTAATTTCCATGTCCTGAAAAGCGTAAACATTATCGGTAGCCCCGCTGTAACCCTTCTCCGCCCACTCCGCCGCCTTCTGCTTATTCAACCAACTCACTTGCTGCTCGTAGGCAGGAGCGTTCTTGTCTAAAGCGTCAAGTTTCTGCGCGTAAGACAACGCGGCCCTTCTTTTCTCCGCAATTGATTCCGAACGCACAATCTCAACAGCAAGCTCGTTGGTGGCTTTCGGTACACGCAAACTGAGAAGGTTCTTGGCATATAAATGCGCTGCCCAATCAAACGCACCCTCTCTCGGTGCCAGGAACAAAGACGCGGCCTTAAACTCGTCAGGGTACGAAGCGTAACCAGTTTCACTGTTAGTAAGGAACTTGTATCCCTCCTCGGTGGCACGAAAACTAGCCTGCTTCAAGACGGATGAGCCGGTAGATTCCGAACCGCTTACAGTGTATGGAACAAAACTACCCACCCAGCCGAACTCGTTGTCATAATCGAGTTCTTCACCGGCACGCATCAAATACCATTTTTGTGCTGCTTGACCCCACGGGTCATATATTTTATCTTGCGTGAACTCTTCAACCATGTCTAAATATTCCGGGTCGAAAGCAACATCGTCTTGAAAGTCGTACCAACCGTCAGTCATGTTGTCGTAACCATTCATGCGCGCCCACTGTGAAACGTTGTCAGCATTAATCATTGGGAAAGATGGACCGCCATAAGCAAACACCAGTTTGCTCAACTCTAAACCTGTAGCAACCAGATTCGCGACCCGCATTTCCTTACTGTTAAGAATTTCTTCCTCGGTCGCATAATCCTTATCAATTGTGGATCCATCAGATAAAGTGATGAGGTCAAAAAGCCCTTCACCACTCATCATCGCAATAGCGTCCATCGTGGAACCAGCAGAGTTACTTTCCCGAGCATCAGTATCAATCAAACCCCACATGCGGGTTAAACCAGCAGGCATAAGTGCCGCCATAATATCTTCAGTCAAATCCCCACTGGGCTGATTAAACTGACCCATAACTAAAGCACGCGCCCCAGCTAACTCTTTCAAAAAAGGTAACCTGAAAGCCGCAGCCCCAACAAGGGAACCTGTACCTGAAGTGAGAGGTGGGATCATGTTCATCGGATCCAGGGACGGGGTTGAACCAAGAATTTTGCCACCAATATTGAAACCACTACCAGTTTCCATGTCACTCAAACCGGAAGATTTCATTAGGAACCAGTTCATTGTGTCTTGCACAACCTGATTCATTGGGTACTGAAAATACTTGTCCCCATTGTCATCAGTGTAAACAAGACCAGTGTCATCAAGGAGTGAATAGCCGATAGCAAACTTCGCGTACGCTTCAGGATTAGACACCGCGACGCGACCCATCCTGCGATAAAAATCTTCCGAAGCACGATAGTAACGCGAAACGTTACGGGCCTTCCACGCCAAGTTGGAACGGTTAGAAGGATTATCCATAAACGACATGGTTACGCTGTAGGCACGATCAAACACGTCCTTTGAAACCAACTGGTTAGCCATGTCTTCGGCCCTCAGTTTGGCTGCATCATCCAGTTCGTCCCACACTTGACCTTTCGCTTCAGCGATCCTTTTCGACAAGTTGGTTCGACGAACAGTAGACATGCTCCACATGCCTAGCACGTTTGCCCAAAAAATAGGTTCCCTGGACAGGCGAGCGTTCTGCCGACCCATCCAACGGTAAAGCCGGTCAGAATATTTCATTGAAATAATCGCTGGGAGAGTGTTAGCGTACGGAATGTACTGTTCACCATTCCGGTCTATACTCATAATGGTGGGTCGTTCGTTGATAGGAATACCGCGCAACATTTGTGCTGTCACACGGTCAGTCATGTCCACTGACACACCAAGATCCAAGTCAAGTTTGTTTACTAAAGTTGAGTCAACTTGTTTAGCCCAACCTTGATAGACACCGTTAGTATCCGTGAACATGTCAAGAAGACGAGTGCTTATGCCACCTTCTTGTGTTTGAAACATGTTCAAAATGTCATCAAAATAGTCCGACGCGAACTGTGTAATTGACTCATCGTTAGTCAACCTGGAAAACATTTCCTGATATTTACCGTCAGGATCGTTACGGATCACGTCAGCAAGATCAGCTTTGACCCGCGCAGACGTTGTGAGGCCACGAGAAATATCTGCTATTCCCTGAACAGCAATAGTGGACGTTAGTTCGTCACCACCCTGCAAAGTGGCGCGAAGAATATGATGCCACTCGTCAACCATTTTCTTGGAGTTGACATCCTTCATTGAAGTGCCACTAATTCTTTGGATTGTCATCCCACTAATGTTGGCATCATCAATGGCCTTATTCAACGCAGCCTGCGCCGCTTCCTGATCAATACGACCAGGCAAAACGCCTGGTGGTAGTTCTTCATTAGCGTCAAGTTGTTGCCTGCCAGAAGCTAAACCGGCAGGATTACGGGCACTGTTAATGTAGGTACCGGACTGGTTAATGTCGTCAAGTAAATGAACGAAATGCGAGTTCTCACCTGCAAGCTTAATAATTTGTGCATCAGACTCGTTAAGTAAACCGACACGACCAACCCGTGAACCAACAATACCCTCGGCAATAAGATCGTTACGATCCTTGTTAGCAATTACGAATTCGTCATTCGTTTTAGGATCACTAAACTTAGACTTAATTTGCGCTTTTTTGATTGCCTCAAGATTTTTGGTTCGAGGACCCATCGCGGGAATAACAAAATAGCGCATCAAATAACCAGGTAAACCCTGAGCCTCTGACCATTCCCTTTGCCACGCGGCAGCAGTCCTATTCGTGTTACCGGAAGCTTCCTGTGCTTTAACCCGAATAGATTCAACGGTTCGACCAATAAGACCTTGTTCAGCTTTGTAAACAACTTTAGGTATCGCATCGTCACTACTCGCAAAAGTAGGTTCCATCACATACATTTCACGATCTACGCGACGCCGATTAGTGGAAGCGGCTCGACCTTTAGCAAGATCAACGACACTACCGGCAGTACCAAACCACATACCGACTTCTTCGACAGCGTTACGAATCGAAAAACGCCACCCAAACAAAGTAAAGATAGACCAAAAGTTTGTGTACTCTTCGGAAACTTTATGTGCAGCGTACATGCCTCGACCAAATGCACCCTGATTCTTGCGCATGTCCTCAAAGTCAGAAAGGTTCGGGACACGCATGTGAGTTCTCGTTTGATACATGTGCAAAGCCGATTGAATATTTTTCTCATCAGCAGAAAGCGAAATTATCTCATCGCCATCAACAATGTCTCGTATTACAGGCTCTCTGAATAGTGGATTCACCACAGGAACACGAGCCGGTTCCGGTTGGAACCTTGGATCCCCTTGATCGCGTCGAGAAATCATCCAGTCATCAAGCTGCTCGTCGAGTTCGCCACGCGCAAACTCTTCATCGAAACGAATATCTAATTCATCATCATTTTTTTTACGAAGAAATATTGCTTGCTCAGTCTTGTTGTAAGCCAAGCCACGCCCAGAAACTCCGCCTTGCGCCCAAGGAACAGGAATCCATTTACTGTTCCAGTCGGCACCGAAAAGCCATTCGTCGGGGACACCATCCCAACCAGGAATCTCACCCTTGTAGTCACGCTTCCGACCGGGAACACCCTGAAGGGAAGGCAAGTCTTCAATGATATCGTCAGTTTCGCCGTACCGCATCCACTGTAAAAACTTCTCCACACCCAAATATTCTTCAATTTCTTGAAGAGCATCCCTACTAATCGTTCCCTTGTGAACAAAACGATTCTGTTGAGACTTGTTGAGAAAAGCACCAACATTCCACGGTGCACGTGGTGGAATCCCCGTCTCGTCAATAATTTCATCAATCCACTGCTCAGGCTTATACGACTTCGCATCAGGCTTAAAGAATTTAAGTTCCGAACCGGTACCAATTTCACTAATTTTGAACGAGGAATACAAATCTTCATCGTCTAAAACTTGGTTGCGCCACGCCGTCATTCCCTGAGTGAAATCACCAGAAAGGATTGAATCCTCAGAATCTGTAAGGGTAAGAATTTTCGGAGGAGAATTGTCAGGGACTTTGGATTGAGACAAAGGTTTAGGCGCATTATCGCCAAACAGATAACTTGGGTGAAGATCCGTCGGCCAATAATTCTCTCCAGCACCGTCTTTCCATGGACTTGAAGAAACGTCCACATTTCCGGTACTGCGATCACTACTGACTGAAGCATCATCTCTGAAGTAAGATCGGTTCACTCGGACGGGAACAAATTCTTCCCCCATCTCAAATGCTGCTTGCAATCTATGATTGCCTTCACCGACAAAAAACTTACCTTCGGCTGGATTGTACAAAACAATAATTGACTCATTGAAGCCTCGACCTTCAGCAAGCTCTTTCTTAAAAAATTCTACTTTATCCCGATCCGTGGGATTTCCCATGAAATCTTTCAAAAACGTGGTTTTTACTGGTCCAACAACGCCAGAATCTTTACCTACCCCACCCTTACCGCCGTCTTTATAAAAAGTCATATTGGGGTGTGAAGATAAAATGGCCTGATCCGCAGGGCCAATTTTTTCTGCACCAAAGTCAAGTCTGTTTACATTCTCAGCCTGATCCGCACCCTCATCAGCAAGCGTTTGCAACCGTCGAATTTCATCCTCACGCCACAACTGATCCTGCTGATTCGCCAACCTGACAGTAGGCATTTCGCTTGGCTTAAACGCTGCACCATACGACTCACCCTTACGCGTACCAGTGACATTCATGGCGGCGGCGGAACGATGCTGCCACGCGTCAATAGCGCCTTTTGGAATAACTAAACCGCGTGACTGTGCAGCGGCCCTAACAATGCCTGACATGAGGATACGGCGTGAACCAACATCACCCTCACGGAAAGCATTAGCCGCTGTCGCAGCTAAACCTTTCGGCAAAAACTGTCGCGCATACTTATTAACTTCTTCAGCAGCATCACCAGTGGACAGATCAACCATTGACAATCGTGAAATACTCGAACCCATCCGGCCCAAAGAATCGCCAATACCCGCGACTCTTTCCGCACCAGCAATACCGCTACCTTCAGTGAACGAAGGGGTCAAACCACCGGAAGCAACATTTTTACTCTCTTGGCCGATCTGTACCGCATTATCACTAAAAGATTTAGAAATAGTTTTCGCTGAAGTAGTATCGACATACTCTTGCAAAATCTTCGCAGAAGCACGATCAGACATGACGTTAGAAGCAATCCAGTTAGAAATCCGTGAACGAACAACAGTCCCAGAAGTCATTTGCGGGGTCATCTCAGCCCGTTTAGTTTTCTTGACACCACGATTCAAGGCTTGATCAAAACTTTCAATACGTTTCTGGTCCAACAAATCCGCAACTATTCTTGGAAGATCACTAGCAAGCTGCCCTTTCGCCAAAGCAACCCGCTCAATGTTTGCTATCTCAAAAACGTAATCATTATTTTTGTTGTTAGCAAACTCCGCAATACTCTCCGCAGTGATTCTTCCTTCATTAATGGTTCCGTCTGCCGCCACACGGGGAACAATCACACCATTCTTGTTTACCCGAGGAGCCGTGGCAAGAATATCTGTAATCAAATCGTCAGGTATCTGATTGTATCGACGCGAAATACGTTGACGTAACGCATCGTAAGCCGTCTGATCCTGCGCAACACGTTGAGCCTGTTCCTCTTCAGTTACAGGAACACCTCTTTTTCGAGCCTTTTTCTCAGCCTTAACAGCCCTCTGATATGCGAGAAGATCCTCATCAAAAGCAGCCTGAACAGTCTTCTCAATCGGGTCAACCCGACCGTCTATCTTCGCACTCGCGGTAGCGTTTTTTACGTACGCATTATTTTCGTCAACAACACCTTTAAGCCGGGCTACTTCTTCAGCTTCATTACCCGCAAACTTGCCAGCATTGTTTCTTTGAACCCTGGCACCCAAAATCTCGTATTCGTTTAAGTCACCGGAAAGGGTCTTAAAAAACCTGTGCGTCTTGTTGTTTAACCCAAGAAATCCACCACCGGAGGCAAGAAGTTTCTCCGCACCAACCGCATTCATGGATGCTTGTGGTGCCACCTGGCTCAACGCGTACCGGGTGGCTTGAATACCACGGTAGGCAGCAAAACCGACTATTGTCGGATCAATGATTACTGAAGTGGCGAAACCCACAAAATTGGACGTAAACTGATACGTTCCTTCACCGCGCTGCGGGTCATAAACTACGGGAGCGGAACTTTCCGAAATTGGATTGTAATTGACACCCGACGAAACAGTGGAAGCCCCAATCAACCCAGTGTTACCGTCATGGGCTGAATCAATTTGACGCATAAGAGTAGCCATCGCGTCAGCGCGAGGACCAGTGTTAGAAATAATGTTACCGAAAGCACGGTAACCTTCCGCGTAATCCTCACCCTGCTTATTAAGAAGGAATTCTTCAACAGCAAAGTTAGGGTTAAACTCAGGATCTTTCGTCGAACCCATGTGAAGCAGCATGGCTATTTCAATTTCAATATCAGTAAACAGCCGTTTACCTTGACTGTCTACAGCAGTCGGTATTGTTTCAAGGTACGTCTCATCGTAATCGCCTTTTTCAACCATGCCGCGGTTGTAACCCAAAGCACCAGCAATACTGCCGTACAACTGTCGAAACTGATTCCCACCGTCACGTTCAATTTCTCGTGCGTTGTATGCACTGGCACGATAATTTTGTTGTGCAAATTCGTTAGCTGCAATAAACGGTTCAAGAATACCGCCCAGAATCTCCACCAAGAAACCCACACCTTTTTGAGCCAGGTTAGGGTCTTTCGCAAGTTCCTCAAATTTAGTGTTCGCCAACATGAAACCCATAGAAGCCATTTCGGGGCTAACTTTGCTTAAACTCTCCGCAATATTTTCTACCGCCAAAGCATTCTTTACCGGGTCAGCGACCAAAAGTTTCACCATACGGTCAGACGCAAAATTAACTAAACGCCAGTCAGTCAAATTCTTGGCATCAGCAGGATCAACTTTCACACCCTGCTCCGCAGCCGCCGCAACAATCTTGTTCCAATATTGAGCCTCATCAGCACTGGAAGGAGCTTTACCTAAATCTCTCCAATACGAATCCAAAGCGGCCTGTTCCGACAAAAAATCCCGGTAAGGAACCTCCGCTGCCGAACCGTCACCAAGAAAATATCCTGGCTCCGCCATAGCCTCAGCACGCTGGTTTTGAACCTCTTCCATACGCTTAGCGGCTTTACTCAACTCACGGGTCGTATCCCGATAGTCAAGTTCTGCAAGTTCTAAAGCTTTACCGTCACGAAAATCAGTTGAAGGAGTAACAGTCTCATTAAACTTTACGTTCCGATCACCAATAGTCTTCGCAATCTTTCCAACTTCAGGCCACGGATCTCTAGGATTAGGCGCGTCACGCTTAGCAGCCCGTTCCATCTCATCAGCTGTAGCCATTTCAGCGACCCCTTAAACGAAAATTTTCAGCAACTTGACCCAGGTTCCTGTCACCAAGAACATCAGCAACCATTTGCAACGAATCACTCATCAAACGAACCGTGCTAGTTCTCGGTGGAGCCATAGGACCCACACCCGCACCGAAAGGTGACCCGGAAGTAATAGGTTCATCAGGTCGATTAGTTGGGGAAAATATTCCTGGTAACTGTGGAAGAGGGGAACCACCCCCGGTCGGCGAAGACGGTTTTGGGTTTAGCATCGCCGCACCAGGAGTGGCTCGTAAAGGGGCACTTGACTGCATTTCATTAAAGTCGGAGTTTTCGCCGTAAGCGGCGCCCGTCATTTTTTGTGTCGTCTGTGCCGGTCCACCGTCAGTTCTCCTTGAAAGACTCCCAGGGTTAGACACGGGTGCCGGGTTAGATGGTTTTTGGTATCCACCTCTAGGCATCGGTCCTCCCATCGAATCTTTCCGTCATAAACTTAACTACATGTGGAATTTGTAATTCGCGCTCAGGCGCGGCTATCTCATCATCATCGTCATCGTCATCGTCGAAAAAGTCGCTGTCAGGGACATGCTCAATAAGATCAACATCATCCATTTGATGCAAAGCCTCACCAAACATCCATGATGCACGACGGGCAAGATCATCAGCAATGTCTGGACTGTAGGACGCATTAGAAGCAATCATGGTGACGTAAACCATTTCACCCATGCGAATACCGGCCATTATTTCTCTGGACATAAATACTCCTAAACAGGAACTAGACGCGGTGTTACTTCTTTTTGGTGGGCTTTTTAGCAACAATCTTCTTAGCGGCGCCTTTAACGACTGCCTTCTTTGGTCCAAGACCAAAACCTTTTTCGCCTTTTTTCTTTCCGCATCCACAACTCATACACATAATGACTCCTTAAATCGGCATTCGGCGGCTAACGCCAGCGGTTAAATTTGGTTCCCCACCAGCACCAAGGGATGCCATGAGCATTTGAAGATCAGGTCGGCCACCAGGAGCCATTCCTTGCTGACCTGGAGCAACACCACGCATAGTCCCGTCAGGATTCAAACCATCCCCACCTAAACCACCACCAGGATCAGCACCAGCACCCATCATCGGATCACCACCCATCCCTGCTTGTTGCGCTTCCGCAGCAGCAAGCTCTTCAGGGGTCGGTTCAGGGGGAGTGAAAGCTTTACTAACAACCTTCTCGATCGGTAAACCTTTCTCACGACCCTCAATAATCTGCGCAACAATCGCCAAAACTTGACCAGCATCCTGACCGGCCTGAGCCAACGCCGGAATGGATTGCGCGTAACCAGAAATGGCTTGCTTCAACGAGTCACGCATCTCTTCAATGTCAACCATTTGTTCCTCTTGAGTCGCATCAAGACTAAAAGGCATTTGACGGCGCAAAAAATCGCGCGAAATCAGTTTGTCACCACGAGCCTGCAAACCAAACACAAGCGCACGGTTAGGGTCAAGACCAGCGAGTAACCCGTACTGCACATCAACGGTGTAATCACCCTTAATGTCTTTATTGGGGCGATACTTTATTTCGTATGGGGTACCGTCATTGTTTCCGCGCATCGTACGCTCAACGTCACCCCACAACTTTTCATCCAAACGCAAAGCTTTACCGATAAGAAGCTCAAACGTTTTAGCGAACATTGCTTGACCGGTACGAATCTGCGTATCAAAACCACCCATGAGTGCTTGCACACCACGACCAGTAACAACACCGGACTCCACATTTCCTGTGCGAGCCTCCGGGTAACGCGACCCTTGACGCAACTCCGAATCAAGCATCCCTTGTTCCGCGAAAGCAGAAGCAGGAACCTCAAGTGGGATCCGGCGAACCTTCTCAGCCGAAGCGGTACGCAAAACAGAATCAGGTCCAAGAGATAACTCTTGCGCGTCAGGTGGCAACACTAATGGTGCTTGAACAGACTTATTCGCTGCCTCCAAAGCGAGAAGAGCCATACGCGACTTCGCTACCTGAACCCCAATAACATCATCGAACTGGCCGCGAGGCTCACCATCAATAGAAGGGCGCATCGTCCACTCAACCAAGCATTCCCCAGCAGGGTTAGCAAACATTTCAAGAACGAAACCTTTATGGTCAGGAAGAAACAACACGTTCTTTTCGGCACTATGAAAACGAACAACAGTGACAGCATCATTATCTGACGCACCCCACTGACCGTTCTCCGGCCTGAGCACCCGAACCGACTCAGGGTACATCGCTATGCAATCACCACGCGTCAAATTCAACGTAAAAAACGCTTCACGTGTACGACCCCAACGATCAAACACAGGGTACGCACCCAGAGCATCCATGAAAGTTATGCGGGGAAGGCGAGCCTCAACATCAAGCTCCACAATCGCAGGAACACCGCCATACGTGAAATATTGATCCGCAGCCTGATACATTTGACGGGAAACATCCGAATGCTGAATGTAACCCCGAGTAATCAACGTGCGACGCTCAGCAAATTTTCGCGCAGAATCAGACACGTTCTTCGAAGAAGCACAGTTAAAAGTAGGCAACGGTGCCAAAACTTCACTAAGGTCATGCGCCGCCACATCAATCATGTTCGCAACAATCCCACCCTGCAAAGGACCCGAAGGAAACATTTCAGGATGAACATCCTGCATACGACCCTGACGAACCAAACGAATCATGTTCATCCGTGCATCACGGCCAGCATACTTTTCCCGCGAAGACTCGTAACGCGCCTTCAACTCTTTAGTGAAATCCGTCATTCAAACCTGCTTCCATAAATGTTTAACCAGCAGACCCGACAGGGCGCCAAAGGCCGTGCGCTTCAGCATCCAGCAAAGAAATAGTTCGCTGCTGCCGCAAATCGTAAGGAGTAAGAAAAGGATTCTTCACGTGAGAAGCGCCAACCGTACGAAAAACACGATCCCTACACGCAAGCTCCGCAAACCAAAAAGCCATCACAGTGTCCGTTTTTTGTGACTTAGGAACATTCGGTGACCACACCGACAACTGCTCCATCAACGCTTTAACCGCCTCACTATTCACTGAGGAAGGCAACTCAATCATTTGAGCTTTATCTTGCCAACCAGAAAACAAGGACGTTAAAGACGCAACACCAAAATCAATATCATGCTTATTCCCACCCGTATAATGCGGTTGAATAATGCAGCCACGCGCCGCCGCGAACCGATTCAACTCAGTGTCATGCACCAAGAAACCCTGAAAACCATTCTTTTCAATACGAGCCTCAGCAAGACCATACTTGTCAATAAAACCTTTAATCATTTCCCGCATCTGATCAGGAGTAATACCCGCCTGGTTAAACACATCCACCACGTACCGTTTATGTGTCGCCGGATCCAAACCAATCACCACACCAGCCGTATGACCCGACGTCGCCGGATCAACACCCAACACGTAAATCAGACCCGCACCACCCTTACCCTGACGCACACTCGGCACACCAGAAGGAATATGACCCGTGAAACGGGCACCATTCACAGCGGCAGCAAGCATGTCAGGAGAAAAAACGGCAGCCGAATTAACTTGCTCCTGCTGATACACCAAAGCCCACGTGCGCGGCTGAATACGGGCACGCTTCTTACGCAACCGCGGCCCATCCCACTTAGGAAACAAACCATCCTCACGCGCCTCAGCCATATCGCCACGCGCACCCTGCTCCGGTTTATGCGCCGCAGGCCACAACGTCACCCAATCCGTCGGATCCTCGTGATACTCCAACACGGCAGGCATCGACAAATACGACCACGGGGAAACCTCCTCCGGGTACCTGGCAGGGTCACGCAAAGCCACATACAAATCCTGACCAGCCAAACGAGTACCCACCACCAACAAACAACCAGACGTAGACACACGCGAAGAAACCTCCGCCTGCAACCACTCAATCTGCTTCTCATACTCATGCGCGTTAGTACCATCAACGCAGTCATCCAAAATCACAAGATCAGCACGCGCCCCATACACGTGACCACGAATACCAAGAGCCTGAACAGTAGGATCCTTCTCACCCGAATCCCGAGCATCACTCGACACGTAAATCAAGTTTTGCGTCCACGAAGCCGAATTGTTGTGATAACCACCCGTAGGCGCATACTTAATATGAAACTTACTAAACGAATCATGCGTCAAACGGGCCTTCACACCCATAAGAAACTTAGCCGCCATCGACTGCGTTTTCGAAATAATCAAAACCCGAATATTAGGGTCCTTCGCAATCCGATACGTCACATAATTCATAGTCAACGTAGTAGATTTTCCATGCTCAGGAGGCATATTCACAATAACAAGGTCTTCCTCGTTACGCTCCCAATTCATCGAATCATGCAACCAGGAAGGATCACGCCCCTCCATCACATCCACCACATTCCTCATGTGAGGAAACACAGGCGCATCCAGAAACTCAGCCGAAAAATCAAAAAAAGACGGAAACTCACCCTCCGGCACTTCCGCACGCTGACCCCGAGCCGCCAACACAGCCGCACGAAAATCAGGATCCGTACGCTTCCACGTCTCCCACGTCTTCGCAGACCGATCCACACTACGCATCGAATTAGCAACCGTCTCACCCTGCGCGATCAAAGCAAGAACCTTCGCCTTCAAAGGACCAAGGTTCGCACTCGAACCCCGAGGCTTAGAACGCACAGTTTTAGCTGCCACAAAAAACTCCAAACCATAACGTGATGCTTTTGACAGTCAGCATCACTAAAAAGCAGCGGCAACAAAATATTCAGCGGTCAACGAATAAATAAGGGTATACCCTATAAGGGAGTGAGGAAGACCCACAGACTTCCGAACGACCCTCCACGCTCCGGGCCTTGAAGAGGCCCTGCGCTACCCCGCAAGCGGCGCGTAAGCGACGCCCCCCAGCTCGCTCCCTGCCGTCGCTCGCAGCCCCCCAACTACGCGAAGCCTCCACTTATATATACCAACGACAAAACGACACAGGGGAAAGCAAAAAAGCAAATGTGTCCAAGATCACACCGTTTATAGGGGCGACACGCCCAAGCGCGTTGTAAGCAGCCCATTAATCCTACATTTTTAGATGCACTACGTAATACTAATCCGGCCCCAAAAAACAATGGGGCGGGTCGGTCGTGCGCGCGTGCCACGCGCTCCCGCGACCCCGCGCACCGAGGGCGCATTTGCAACGCTATGCGCACCACGTGAGGCGAGGCAGGGGGAGGGGGCATCGAAAATTCCTGCCCATGTATGCGCGATCTCGGGGAGTTCGCGGCCGTGTGTGTAGTGCGGCCTTGATTGGTGGAGTGTAAGTGCGCGGC